ACATGTAAAACGTGTACTACACCAGCTAACTGTTCTGCCACAGGTAAGTGTCAAGACGCAGGTAAGTAATGGCTAATCTAAACAACGCCAAGTTTCACACACAAGGTTATCTTGTATCCGCTACTGCTGCAGATGCAAGTGCTACTGTGTTGTACACATGCCCTAATAACTTCAGTGCTATAGTACGATACCTACATTTGAGTAATAATAGTAACTCAACTAAAAAGGTATACGTACAATTCTATCACAAAGAAGATAATGCATATCATTATATAGCTAATGGATTAAGTATGGCAGGTCACTCTGTAGATAACTTAGTTAATGGTGGTTACTTTAACTTACATGCTGGTGATAAGCTATTAGCATATGGTGAGACTACTAACACAATTGATGTAATGGTTTCATTAGAAGAATACTATGACCCTGCTAGGAATGCATAACGGGGTTGCATTATTATCTGTATTATGATATAACTAAGTATGGTATAACTATCTCTGTAAGGTAAACAAGCCTTACTAACATAACGGAGATAGTTAAAATGTTTAAAAGATTATTCAAGCGCATAGAGCGTAGCAGACAAGCAAGTGCCGACTTATGGTTACTAAATAATATGTCTGATAAAGATTTAAGAGATATAGGTATTACTCGTGGCGAAATCGAAAGCAAAGTCAAAGGTAAATGAGGCAGGAAATTATACTAAGCCTACTATGCGGAAGCGTTTGTTTGAACGTATTAAACGGGGAACTAAGGGGGGCAAGGCCAATCAATGGTCCGCACGTAAAGCACAGATGCTCGCTAAAGCCTATAAAGCTGCAGGTGGGGGCTATAAATAATGGCCCTTTCCAAATCACAAAAGAGTCTTAATAAATGGACTCGTCAAAAGTGGGGGACTAAAAGTGGAAAACCTTCGACTCAAGGTAGTAAAGCTACAGGGGAACGTTATTTACCTGCTGCAGCTCTTAAAGCGATGTCTAGTTCGCAGTACGCAGCTACTACTGCAAAAAAGCGTAAAGATACTAAAGCTGGTAAACAGTTTTCTAAACAGCCTAAAGGCGCTGCTAAAACTTCTAAAAGGTATAGGAAAGTCTAAGAATGACTAGCTTTGAAGAAGTAGATGTAGACAACAGTGGCTCTATAGATAAAACTGAATGGGATGCTTTAGCACTAGAAGATCGTAGACGTAGACTCGATGATGAAGATGCTCAGAGAGATGCACAAAGACGTATGGCATGGTTCTGCTTAGTTGGTATGCTTGCATATCCATTTCTAGTATTGCTATGTACTATTGTAGGTGCTCATCAAGCTGCTGACATCATTGGCTCTATGGCCTCTATATATTTCTTATCTGTAGCTGGTATAGTTGGTGTATTCTTCGGAGTAACTAACATGAGCAAGAAAGAAGTGAAAGGTAACAACGGATAATGTTAGGACTAAACTTAATAGGTCAAGTTGCTAATCTTGCTGGTACAGTTATAGAAGGCAAGACTGCTTTAAAGAAAGCAGAAGCTGAAACAAAGATGAAGATAGCCACAGGTGAAATAGACTGGGATATTGAGGCTATGAAAGCCACACAGAATAGCTGGAAAGATGAATGGATTACTTTATTGTTTTCCATTCCTTTGATTTTAGCCTTCTGTGGTGATTGGGGTAATGAAATAGTACAAGCAGGTTTTACTGCGTTAGAGGTTATGCCTGATTGGTATCAGTACTCTTTAGGTGGAATCGTAAGTGCCAGCATTGGTATGCGTGGCGTAAGTAAGTTCTTCGGTGGGAAAAAATAATAATGAAGAGTAATTTTAATGAATGTTTAGAAATGCTATTAGAACATGAAGGTGGTTACGTCAATCATCCTAGTGATCCCGGTGGCATGACTAATCTTGGTGTAACTAAACGTGTATATGATGAATGGATTGGTCGTGAGTCTACAGAAGAAGAGATGCGTGATTTAACACCAGAAGATGTAGCCCCAATATATAAACAGAACTATTGGGATAGAGTCAAAGGTGATCAACTTCCATCGGGGGTAGATTGGTGTGCATTCGATTGGGCTGTTAATAGTGGTAGTGGTAGACCTGCTAAAGCTATACAACGTGCAGTAGGTGCTACAGCAGATGGTGCTATTGGTCCTAAGACACTACAACTTGTTATGGAGAAAGACCCTAAGTATATTATTGATTATGTATATACAGTAAGACAAGGGTTCTATGAAGGATTAGATACGTACAAAACATTTGGACGTGGTTGGTCTAGGCGTAACAAAGAAACGCTTGAACAAGCATTACACATGGTGGAATAATAGTATGGCACGTGAGCTAACAGATAGACAGAAGAAGTTCTTAGCAGTCCTTATGGATGAAGCTGGTGGAGATATTACCAGTGCTAAGATCATTGCAGGTTATTCAGCTAATACTTCTAACACAGAAATAACGAATAGCCTCAAAGAAGAAATCATTGATGTTACTCACAGCTACTTAGCACGTAATGTACCTAAAGCGGCTATGGCTATGGTAGGTGCACTATATGATCCTACTGAGTTAGGTATACGTGATAAAATGACTGCAGCAAAAGAACTACTTGATCGTACTGGTTTAGTTAAAACTGAGAAGATGCAAGTAGAGGCTAAGGGTGGTGTCATGTTGATGCCAGCTAAAAAAGCACAGGAAGATGATGACTAAACCATTAGGTAAATGGAAATTACCACAACCGACAGACCTTAAAGAAAATAGTAGATGGGTAGCAATCCCACGTGTAGCAAGAACGATTCCCTTTGGTTATGAATTAGACCCAAAAGATAAAGGAATACTCTTGCCAATCAGTGCAGAACTTGATATGCTTGAGCAAGCACAGAAATACTTAAAACAGTATTCGTATCGAGAAGTTGCTAACTGGTTGACTAGAAATACTGGTAGAACTATTTCTCATGTAGGTTTAAAGAAACGGTTAGATAATGAGCGACAAAGAAAAAACAAAGCTGGAAGCCTTCGCAGATGGGCAGACTATGCGAAAAAGGCAATCGCCAAAGCGGAAGAAATTGAGCGCACAAGACTCGGTGCAAAAGAAAAAGAAGACACAGAAGAAACCAGAGCCGCCTAAAGTTTTAGTTGATCATGATTTAGCTAAAGTTGAAGAACAGCATAATGTAATATTTAAACCTAATGCTGGTCCACAGACTGACTTCCTTGCCGCAGGTGAACGTGAAGTACTATATGGTGGCAGTGCTGGTGGTGGTAAATCATATGCTATGTTAGCTGATCCATTACGTTTTATGGGACACCCATCATTCTCAGGATTGCTATTAAGACATACGACAGAAGAACTAAGAGAACTTATATTTAAGTCTCAAGAAATGTATCCTAAAATATGGCCGGGTATCAAATGGTCAGAACGTAAGATGCAATGGACAGCACCATCAGGTGCAAGACTGTGGATGTCATACCTAGATAAAGAGGATGATGTATTAAGATACCAAGGTTTAGCATTTAGTTGGATAGGCTTTGACGAACTTACACAGTGGCCTACACCATTTGCTTGGAACTACATGCGCTCACGTTTACGATCTACTGCAAGTGATTTACCTGTATACATGAGGGCTACGACTAACCCCGGTGGTAGAGGCCATCATTGGGTTAAGAAGATGTTTATTGATCCAGCACCTCATAATAAATCATTTGATGCTACTGATATTGAAACAACTGAAGTATTAAGATACCCTGCAGGTCACGAGAAAGCTGGTAAAGCTTTATTCAAACGTAAATTTATACCTGCAAGATTATCTGATAATCCATACTTAGCTGAACAAGGTGATTACGAAGCAATGCTTCTATCACTACCAGAACAGCAAAGAAGACAATTACTAGAAGGTGATTGGGATATCAAAGAAGGTGCAGCGTTTACTGAGTTCGATAGAACTAAACACGTAATTGAACCATTCGATATACCAAGTAACTGGGTTAAGTTTAGAGCGTGTGATTATGGATATGGTAGTAAATCTGGTGTAGTATGGTTTGCGGTATCACCTAGTGAACAACTAATAGTGTATCGTGAGTTATATGTAAGTAAAGTATTAGCCGCAGATTTAGCTGATCAAGTACTTGACTTAGAAGCTGGAGATGGTAATATTAAGTATGGAGTACTTGATAGCTCACTATGGCACAAGCGTGGTGATACAGGACCTTCCCTAGCAGAACAAATGGTTCAAAGAGGTTGCAGATGGCGACCATCAGATAGATCAAAAGGTTCACGTGTAGCAGGTAAGAATGAGATACATAGAAGGTTACAGGTAGATGAATATACCGAAGAACCACGCTTAGTATTCTTTGATACATGTACTAACATGGTAGCTCAATTACCTGCGTTACCCATAGACAAAAGAAACCCAGAAGATATAGATACTACCTCAGAAGATCACTTGTACGATGCATTACGTTATGGTATCATGTCAAGACCACGATTTAGCATATTTGATTATGATCCAAATGGGCGACCATCAGGTGGTATGAATGTAGCAGATTCCACGTTTGGATATTAAGGACAAATAAATGGCAGAAGAAAACGAAGGCTTTATCGAAGATGATGCAATTATCCTAGAGGATACTGATGACTCTACGGTTGATGATGCAGATACAGCAAAGATAATTCCATTTATTATGGAGAAGTACAATCGTGCTGATGATTACAGACAACAAGATGAGCAACGTTGGTTACAAGCATATCGTAACTATCGTGGTTTATATAGTCCTGATGTACAGTTTACTGAGGCTGAGAAGTCAAGAGTATTTATTAAAGTAACTAAAACTAAGACACTTGCTGCTTATGGTCAGATAGTAGATGTACTATTTGCTGGGCAAAAGTTTCCGTTAACAGTTGATCCTACTGAACTACCAGAAGGTGTAGTATCTGATGTACACTTCGATCCTAAAGAACCTGAGCAATTACGTGAGTCAGAACTAAACGAAGAAGTAAACCCATATGGTTTTGCTGGTGATGGTAAAGACTTACCTGCAGGTGCTACTGCTAAAACATTACTTGATAGTATCGGGCCACTCAAAGATAAACTAGGTGAGATTGATAATGTTCGTGAGGGTGTAGGTAAAACTCCTACATCTGTTACATTTAGCCCTGCTATGATAGCGGCTAAGATGATGCAAAAGAAAATACATGATCAGTTAGAAGAGTCTAGTGCTAGTAAACATTTACGTAGTACAGCATTTGAGATGGCATTGTTTGGTACTGGCGTAATGAAAGGACCATTCGCCGTAGATAAAGAATACCCTAACTGGGATGAAGATGGTGAGTATTCACCAGTAATGAAAACAATCCCACAAGTATCTCACGTATCAGTATGGAACTTCTATCCTGATCCTGATGCTACTAATATGGATGAAGCACAGTTTGTTATTGAACGTCATAAGATGTCAAGGACACAGTTACGTTCACTTAAACGTAGACCACACTTCCGTTCATCTGTAATTGATGAAGCTATCTCACTAGGTGAAAACTATAGTAAAGAACATTGGGAAGATGATTTATCTGATTATGCACCTGAGCATGGTATTGAACGCTTTGAAGTACTAGAGTATTGGGGCATGGTAGATGTCGAAATGCTGATAGAGCAAGGTGTAGATATACCAGATGAATTATCTAATGTAGACGAGTTACAAGCTAATGTATGGATTTGTAATGGTAAACTACTACGCATGGTTATGAATCCATTTAAACCTGCACGCATTCCTTACATGGCTGTTCCATATGAGCTTAACCCTTATAGCTTCTTTGGTGTAGGTATAGCTGAGAATATGGATGATACACAAACACTAATGAATGGTTTCATGCGTATGGCTGTTGACAATGCTGTACTATCAGGAAACTTGTTGATAGAGGTAGACGAAACTAACTTAGTACCGGGACAGGATATGTCCGTGTATCCCGGCAAAGTCTTTCGTCGCCAAGGTGGTGCACCCGGACAAAGCATTTTTGGAACTAAGTTTCCTAATGTTGCTCAAGAGAACTTGCAACTCTTTGACAAGGCACGTGTCCTTGCAGATGAGTCTACAGGATTTCCATCTTTCGCACATGGTCAGACAGGTGTGTCAGGTGTAGGTCGTACTGCTTCTGGTATTAGTATGTTAATGGGTGCTGCACAAGGTGGCATTAAGAATGTTATCAAGAATATTGATGACTATCTATTGCGTCCACTAGGTGAGAACTTATTTAGATTCAATATGCAGTTTGATTACGACCCTAAGATCAAAGGTGACTTAGAGGTTAAGGCTCGTGGTACAGAAAGCTTAATGGCTAATGAAGTACGTAGCCAAAGATTAATGCAGTTTATGCAAATTTCTTCTAGTCCAGCCCTTGCACCTTTTGCAAAATTTCAGTATATTATACGGGAGATTGCAAAGTCTCTTGAGTTAGACCCAGACAAGGTTACTAACAATATGGATGAGGCGGCTATTCAAGCTGAACTCATGAAAGGTTTTCAACAACCACAACAGCCAACAGATCAGCAAGGTGCACCAGCAGGTGCTAATCCAGCAGACCCTACAGGCGCAGGTGGTGGAAACATAGGTACAGGACAAGCACCTCTACCACAAGAACAAGGATTTAGCGGAAATGCAGAAGGACAAGGAGCACCTGAGCAAGCTCAAGGCAATGGTCAGCAACCACCAGCAATGGGAACAGTTCAATAGTTATATAGATTCTCTAATAGCTCAACAGCACAGAACTATGGAACAAGCTGACAATGATAAGATCATATACCGAGCACAAGGTGCGATCTTTCAATTACGTAGAATAAAATTATTACGTGACGAAGTATTAAAACACAAATAAGGAAACATCCCATGATGGAAAAACAAATGGAACTATTCGCACGTGGTGGCTTAAAAGATGAGGGCGGTATGATTGACGAAGAATCTGGTAATGAAGTTCCTGTAGGTGGAACTCGTGAAGGTGTTCGTGATGATATCGAAGCTAACGTAAGCAACGGTGAGTTTATATTTTCAGAGGATGTTACAAGATATATTGGTTTAGATAAGCTTATGCGATTACGACAACAAGCTAAAATGGGTTTAAAGAAAATGGAAGCTATGGGTCAGATGGGCAACAGTGATGAAGCTACTATGGATGATGACTTACCATTTGGTATGGATGATTTAATTATTGTAGCAGGTTCACCTGCCGATGATAATGATGGTGAAATTAATATGGCTGTTGGTGGTTTAGCTACAGGTACTACAAGTGTTATGCGTACCCCTGATCCTGTTGCGGCTGTAGCAAATCAACCTGTTGTACCATTAGGCACTAGTACACGTAGACTTACACCAGAAATTACACAACCTGTACGTACTACAGTAGACTTTAAAAAGCTTATGGGTGATGCCGCTATTGAATATAAAGAATATCGTAATGCTGCTGGTAATAATATATTAATACCATTTATAGGTGGTAAAGCTGCTTTCCCTATTCCAGATGGGT